GTTGTTGGCCTCACCGCCACGCCGATGACGAAGGGCCTGGGTTCGCTGTACGGTGGCGTCGTATCGACTACGACCACTAACCAACTCACGGCAGACGGCTTCCTCGTTCCATTCCGCGTATTCGCCGCAAGCGAGCCGGATATGACTGGCGCCCAAAAGCGAGGCGGCGAGTGGACGAAAAAGGAGGCGTCGAAACGCGCCATGCCGATCATCGGTGACTGCGTGGCGGAATACCTCCGTCACGGCAAAGGCAAGAAGTTTATCGCCTTCGGTTGCGATGTCAAACACTGTGAGGAGATGCATCGCCAGTTCCTGGAGGCCGGCGTTCTCACTGAGCTCTACACCTACCGCACGGATGAAGCCGCTCGCGACGCACTGACCGAAGAGTTCAGTAAACCTGACAGCCGGGTGCGCGGCCTGATCAGCGTCAGCGCGCTGAGCAAGGGTTTCGACGTGTCCGACGTCGAGGTCATCATCATGGCGCGCCCGCTTACGAACAGCCTCGCCGAGCACATCCAGATCCTGGGCCGCGGCCTGCGCATCCATCCGGGCAAGGCCGAATGCATCGTGCTGGACCACAGCGGGAACTGTTTCCGCTTCTGGGATGCGATGCACTCGTTCTTCGAGAGCGGCGCCCATGACCTCGACGACGGCACGCGCAAACAGCAGGTGAAGGTCCAGAAAAAAGAGCGCCAGCCCGTCAAATGCCCGACCTGTTCGTGCATCCATGATCCGCTGCCGACCTGTCCGGCCTGTGGGCACACGTACAAGAAGCCGCGGTCGGTTGAGCACGTCGAAGGCTCGTTGCAGGAGGTTAAGGGTGCGAAGCCGGCAAAGCCAGCGCCTACCATCGACCACATGCGTGTGTTCCACGCCCAGCTGCGCCAGTACGCTGCTGAAAAAGGAAAAACCTCCGGCTGGGTCCTGGCGAAGTTTCGCGAAAAGTTCAACGAGTGGCCACCCCGTAACGAATTGCCACCAATGGAGCCCACGTCTGAGACGCGCAAGTGGATCACGTCGCGCAACATGGCATGGGCGGCATCGAAAAAGAAGATCGCAGGCCGAAAATGAGCGACTTCCTGCAATTCGTCCAGGCGAACGGCATCATCGTGCCGGACACGTTCACGCCCGGCCGCTGGATCCGCTGCAAGACGGAGAGCCACCCGCGCAAGAAGAACGCCAGCATCAAGCTTGCCGACGACGGCCTTGTCGGCTGGTGCCAGGACTACGCCGTGCACGCCGAGCCCGTCATGTGGCGCGCCAGCGATGCCGCCGCCGCGCTGGCCGCGCCGATCGATCGTGCCGCCATCGCGCAGCGCCAGCGCGAACGCCGCGCCGCGCTGTGCGAAGCCACGCTGGCCGCGCGTGCGCACTACGACTCGTGCACGCCGCTGCGCGACGGCCATCCGTACCTGGTCAGCAAAGGCCTGGGCGTCGCTGGTTGCTTGGGCCTGCGCGTCGACGCCGATGGCTGGCTCGTGATCCCGATGCTCTACAACGGCAAGATTCTCAGCCTGCAGCGCATTTCGCCAGACGGCGAGAAGAAATTCCACCTCGGCGCCACCACTAAATGCGCCTACTACGCCATCGAGCGGCCCGGCGCCGCGATCACAGCGCTCGTCGAGGGTTTCGCCACCGGCCTGACCATCTTCCAGGCCATCCCAACCTGCCGCGTCGTCGTCGCCTTCAACGCCGGGAATCTGCCGGTCGTCGCCGAACGCATGGACCGCTTCGGCATGGGCGTCGTGTGCGCCGACAACGACTGGGAGACCGCCAAACGCATCGGCCGCAATCCGGGCCTGGACGGCGCGCGCGCGGCCGCCGACGTGCTGGGCGTGGGCGTCGCGTTCCCGACGTGCGCCGGCACCGACTGGAACGATTACGTCATGGAGCAGATGGAGCTGGTGATGTCGGCGCCATCGTTCACTTTCAGCCGGCCGCGCACGCCGCTGCAGATCCAGGCCAGCGCATTCGCCGACGTGAAGCTGAAGGTGATGCGAGAAGCGCGGCTGATGCGCGCGAAGTAGGGCGGGAGACGCGCTCAAACCTGAGCGCATCTTGGAAAGGGGTGGACCACTTTGGTCATTCCCTTCCCAAGATTGAAAGGGTCAGATTTCAAATCCGACCCATGGTGGAGCGGACGACACCAGAAAAAACGTGCACGGGCCTGAATCGGCCCACACCGCGAAAAGACCGGCCGCCCTGACGAATCACCAGGGCACAGCACGAACAAGGCGCAGAGGGGGCCTTGGCGAGGCCTGAGAGCACAGGCCGGACCGAACAGAGGTACAGAGTTGGAATGCTTGGCCCGTTTGGCAGGCGCATTCAAGCGAGTGCGCCAGTCGAAAGGGCGAGGGGGCGGCCTGGGCGAGCCGTAGCGGAGTTGACCGACCGCGAATACGTCACTTTCGATACAAGTTTTTGCTGATTTTGCTCGGGGGCCGCAGTACACCCCCTCTACTACCACCGCAGCCTGAGGGGTCCAACCAACCCCTCTAAATGACAACTATGGCCAAAACAAACGTGAATGACCAGCACCAGCCGCTGCCCGAAAAGATCGAGCGGCGCCTGGCCGAATTGCAGGCGATGGGCGAGTTCGGGCAGGACGATATATCGCACTGCCGCTGCACCTATTGGGACGCGCGCGCCGACTGGCACAAGATCCTGGTGGACTGTTACGAAATGGCGCTACAGCGCCAGCAAGGCGGGGGAGGGGAGCTGCGACAAGAACTCAATGCTGTCTTGTGCACGAGGGGTGCGCATCAAGGAGTCGCAGCGTGACGAAGAATACATCACTTATTGTATTACTGCCATTCCCCGACCGCCGCCTGAATCCCAACAGCTCGAAAGGCACGCATTGGGCGTCAAGGTCCGCACTGCGCAAGTCCGCGCGCGCCAGCGCCGCGCTGCTAACGGCCGCCGCCGCCGCTGGCCACAGCTTCGCGCCGGGTGCCGAGCTGGCGCTGGTCATCACGTTCGTGCAGCCCGACCGCCGCGCGCGCGACCGCGACAACCTGCTGGCCGCGTGCAAGCCGATGCTCGACGGCGTGGCCGACGCCCTGGGCGTGAACGACAGCCAGTTTGAGCCGGTGACGATCCGGCGCGAGTACGGCGGGAAGCCTGGCGCGGTGCGGGTCGAGATCGTCGCAGGGTAAAAAAATGCCCGCGCACGGCGGGCAGAATAGTGCGCTGGTGGTTGCTTTGCTTCGCCGAGAGCGTGGCCCCTGGCTGGCGCTTGCGCGCGGTCAGACGCTACCCAGCAACCAGCATCGCCAGATAGCGGCCTCTTGCGAGGACTTCAGCCTGATGCGAACGCAGAGCAGGAACGACGCAATTGTACGCCGGGCACTCCCGAACGCACAAAAATAAATGTATTCAATCGAGCACAAAACACTTGATCTTATGTATTCGATCGAATACAATGGTTTCACGTTAGGCAAACGTGAAAACGAAAGGAGAGAGATGGAAATAATAGAGCATCCCAGATACCAAGAGTTCTACAACGGTATAAAGGATGCGGCAACAAAAGCGAGGGTGCTCATGGCTGTTTCGAGACTCGCAGCAGGAAACCCCGGCAAGGCAAAGGCAGTAAAAGGCGGGGTCGGCGAACTGAAAATCGATTACGGACCGGGGTGGCGAATCTACTACACGAAGGTCGGAAAAGAAATAGTTCTGCTGCTGGGAGGGGGAACGAAAAAGAAAGGCGAGCAGCAACGAGACATCCAAGCAGCACAGGAACTTGTAGCAGAACTGAAAAAGTAGCAAAAGCCGGGGAGAGATCCCCGGCATCTTCGCAAGCGCACATTTGAGCAGAGCCAAAGGAGTGGCACCGAGATGAAAAACGTAACTAACCAAGATCCGCCGGAAGGCGAATTCGACATGGACAAGATCCGGTCGTTCCAAAAATTCGACCTGGCTGACAAATTCAAAGACCCGGCAGTGCTTGCCGAATACCTGACCCTTGCATTCGCTGAGGGCGACGCGGCCCTGATTGCTGAGGGTCTGAATGCGGCCGCGCGCGCCAGTGGTATGGCCGACGTGGCCAGCCGCGCCGGCATTGGCCGCGAGTCGCTGTACAAGGCGCTGCGGCCGGGCAGTCAGCCGCGCCTGGAAACTATCCTGGGCGTGGTGAAGGCGCTCGGCTGCCAGCTTGTCGTCCAGCCGCTTCCAGCACCAGCGGACGAGGAAACCGCTACCGAGTAACCGCAACCGCTCATCCATTTGCCTAACGTATTTAGCCCTCTTCGCGAGGGCTTTTTTTCGTCTCGACGTTCCCCGGCAACAATGTTAAAAATAAACCTTTTCCATCTGGAAAAATGCACGGAGGCATGGTACGCTCGTTCGGTCGTCTTTCGCTAAGGGTTAAATCATGGGATTCGCAGACCGCTATATCGCTTCGCTGAGCGCCTCGAATCTCCGAGACGACGCGGACCACCACCAGGCTGAGCCGCTGATGGCGGCAGCCTTCGCGTCTGCTGCTATCGGCGATCTGGGTCCGCTTCTTTACCGATTTAAATTCGCTAGCACTGCCACCGAAACGCTTACGCGCGCCGCTCTAGTCCGTGCACGTGTGGTATTTGAACATGCTGAGGCGGTCCGTCGGAAGGACGTTCGTCGTCAGGCGGAGTGCCAGCAGGCACTCGGTGGCGACGCAGTGGCAGCTCAGGCAAGCGCGGGCGATCTGGCCCAGCTGTTGCGCCTGTGGATTGAAGAAGTCATCAAGCGAGGCCGTGCCCGCGGCTGGGTACCGGAAAACACTGCATGGGACGCGGAGGCCGCGCAGAAGCTATATCGCAGCGTGGCCGAGCACTCGTTAGCGCATTGGCTCGCCGGGGGCTGTGAGCCATGTAGCGGTGCCGGCGTTATCGAGAGTCGTTCGTGCAAAGTCTGCAGCGGTACCGGTAAGGCGAACTTGGCCATGGCGGCCGGTTTCGTTCGTGAACACACACTGAATATGGTGAGCGAACTTCATCATATCGCCGATAGCCACGCAGCGATTGCAGGGACAAAACTACGCTGAAAAATTCCATTTACTGCCTGCATGTGGCGTTATTATTTACGCTTTGCAAGCGGTGGACGACAGATGATCACTATTAACAGCGACAAGGGGCCGTTTAAAGTTGGCTCTTGGGAAGAGGTACTTCAGCGGCCTGGCTTCACCGTAGACCTTGACCCGAAACAGCACGAGCTGAAATCTGTAATCGGTCGATATGTGTTCGGCGACATGGTTAAGTGCGGGCTCACCAATTGCCACACCCTTCACGCTCGAGGATATATCGTCGTTACGAAAAACGGACTCGAAACGAACATCGGCAAGGATTGCGGGAAGAAATATTTCGCTGTCGAGTTCGATCACCTAGCAAAGCAGTTCGATACTGACCTGGCGGCTTATGAAAACCGAGATCTGCTGTGGAGCTTCAGTTTCCGAGTGGAAGAATTAGAGGCGAAAATTGCTGGATTACGGACAGAGGACAAAGGCGCCAACTGGGTAAACATGCACAGTGGTGCACTCGTCAATCCGGGCAAGCTGCCGATTGCGATCACAAGACAGCTCAATTCGTTGGTAAAGCAGAAATCCGGCAAGTTCACCAGGGATCGGCAAGCTTTATCTTATGAGGCAGACGATATGGAGGTGCGAGCTGGACGGAAGCTAGAGCGTCCACTTTACATCACAGAGTTCGAGGGGGATATCCGTGGGATCGAAGCACTGTACCCGGAAAACAACCTGCGTGAGCTCCTAATGGTCCAGATCCTCGATGAGTTGAAAGCATTCAAAGGCGTCGACATCGACGCACTTACAAACTCGCAGTTGATCCGCTGGAAAAAGTGGGCGACGTCCGTTGACGTAATCATGGACAGGGCAATCGAATCCGTCGAGCATGGGCGGCGCTTACTGACAAAAGAAAATCTGGCCCAACTGCTTAACATCAACGGGTTCGACCTGCACGAGGAGCGCGAACGCTTTACTGCTTATCTCGAGCAGCTCGGCTAGGTTGGCCGAAACCGCCATTTTTTTATTCTGCTGTGTAAACGTACAGCAATTCGTGTAAACTGCAGACCTACAGTCTTCCGGCCTCGTAATGTGCGCACCAGCGCCACCGATAACCGGAACTCGCGACAGTACCCCAGCCTTTGCTGCTGTCGCACGTCTGTAGAAAAGTTTGACCCGCTCACTTGGCAGATAGCCTTGGAGTGCAGAGAAGCCCGCCCCGAAAGGTTGCGGGCTTTTTGCATTCCGCAACCAACGGAGGCGATCATGTGAACGACCTGCGCCCCGAAGCGCAGCGGCCCGGCCCCGCTGCATCCTCTCCAGCATGAAGAATTCCCGTGAAACGCTGCCTTATGCGAGCTTCGCGCCTCACCCCCGTCACGGGTGACCACACAGATGCGGGAATGAGCGGGGAAAAGCCGGGGAATACAAGCGAGCCGGCCTTGATTCCGTATCTGTGTGGTGCATGTAGCTGCGTAACTTCGGGATAAGCAGCAATGCCGGGATCAGCACCGGCCACCACAATGTGTCTCCCCAGCCCCGCTGGACTTCGCCGCCGTAGCGTTCCCGCTGCTGGCGGCTTTTTTTATTTTTGAGGTTCCCATGGTGCAGTTGACACTGAAGCTGAAGGTGCGATGGTGGTTGCGCCCGGTGATGACGGCAATCGTCGTGGTGAACTGCCTGACTTCCTGGCGCCCGCGCGAGCGCTCCATCGAATGGCTCGTGCGCCACGCCGTGCACATCGAAAGCGTCAAATGAACGAAGGCATAGGTGGCGCATGAGCGTCCAAGACGAAGTGACCTGGCTGCGCTTCATGGTGCAGATCCACCGCGAGCAGATGGCCATCGACCAGGCTGCCGAGAATAAGCGAGCGCCCTAATGGCAATTACCGCACATGAGATCGGGAAAGACCTGATCGAAGCATTGGGTCTGCCAAAAGTGACGCGGGCATTCGCGCTGCACGTTCGCGCTGGTGAGTGCGTACGGGTCGAGTGCGAGTACTACCCCAGCGATGGCAAGGCAATTACCACTGCGCTCACGGCGTACGATCTGGTGCCGCGCTTCAGGCGCGCACCAGTTGCCTCGCCGCCGTCTGAGCCTGTGCACTTCGACACTTGGTACCGCAACCGAATCAATGCCGCGCATTCCGAGTTCATAGAACGAACCTCTCGCCGGCCAGCATGCGACTGGCTTGCGTTTCCGCCTGATGCCATCGAACGATACCTTGACGGGTCGGGTGTATGAAGCCGCTCGCCGAGATGTACCGCGATGAGCTGGTGCGCGCCATCGTGCCGGATCGCCCGGCCATGATCTTCCAGGTCAACCACCCCACGGTGCTGGCCGATTACTGCGAGCTGCTGGCCGACTGCGCCGAGGCCAAGCGCCTGCTGCGCGCCAATGGGCACGGCAAGCCAGGCATGAGCGTGGTCGAGCTGGTCCAGCTGCTGCTGGTCGCGCCACCTGCGCCACCTGCACCGAAGAAGCTAGCCACCCGCGCCCGCAAGAAGAAGCAGGCACAGCGCTGATGGTCTGGGGCACGAAGAGCCGACACGAGCGTGGTTACGACAGCGCCTGGGTCAAAGTGCGCAACGAGGTCATGAAGCGCGACGGCGGCCAGTGCCAGCCGTGCAAGCGTGCGGGACGCATGACGCTCGCTCACGCGGTCGACCACATCGTAAGCAAGGCGAAGGCCGCAACGTTGCGCTGGCCGCGCGCCAAGACCGACGACCCATCCAATTTGGAAGCAATCTGCGACCCCTGTCACGCGGTAAAGACTGAGGCAGAGCAGGGGAAGCGCAAGAGGGTGCGCAAGGTGCCTGGCCCGGACGGCTGGCCGACCTAGTGCCTACTTTTTAATCGTTGCACAAAAAATAGGCAGGGGGGGGTGTCAAAAGTCTGGGTCGGCCGGCGAAAGGGACCGCTCGCCCCCTCTTTGCGCACAACCGCGAAATGAAACTTTTTTTCTGGAGATGAAAATGGCCGGGAGGCGCCCCACACCGACCGCGCTGAAACTGGTCACGGGCAACCCGGGCAAGCGCGCGGTCAACAAGAAAGAGCCCAGGCCGAAGACGAAGGCGCCGGCGTGCCCGTCGCACCTCGACGCCAAGGGCAAGGTCACATGGAAAAAACTGTGCACGCTGCTCGCAGGAATGGGCGTGCTCACCGAGGCCGACGGTCTGGCCCTGGAACGCCTGGTCGACTGCTACAGCGACATCATTGAGTGCCGCAAGCTGATCGAGCGGGACGGACGGACCTATACGACTCTGGACCAGAACAGCAACACCCTCATCAAAAACAATCCCGCGGTCAACCAGCTGCGCGCCGCTGACTCTCAGTTCAAAAGCTACCTGGTCGAGTTCGGCCTAACGCCGGCCGCGCGAACAAAAGTGAATGTGGATCTGCCCGATGGCGACGAGAAAAAAGACCCGCTCGCCAGCTACTTCTGACGACCCAGTTACCGAGTACGCACAGTCCGTCGTCGACGGAGTCCGCATCGCTGGCCCGCACGTGCGAGACCAGTGCGCGCGCCACCTTGCCGACTTGGCTGAAGGCGGAAAGCGCGGCTTGGTCTGGGACGTGGCCGAGGCCTTGAAGGCGATCGGCTTTTATCGCGACATCCTCAAGCTGAATGGCGGCGACTTCGAGGGCAACCCTTTCGAACTGCTGCCCTGGCAAAAGTTCGTCGTGGGCAGCATCTTCGGCTGGAAGGGCGCAGACGGCTTCCGACGCTTCCGCGTCGTCTATGTCGAAACGGCAAAAGGTAGCGGGAAGTCGCCGCTCGCGGCCGGCGTCGGCATGAAGGGCCTGGTCGCGGACGGTGAGGCGCGCGCCGAGATCTACTCGGCGGCGACGAAGAAGGATCAGGCGATGATCCTTTTCCGCGACGCGGTAGCTATGCACGACCAGTCGCCTGAGCTGAAGAAGCGCCTCACGAAGAGCGGGACAGGTGAGAAAGCCTGGAACCTGGCTTACCTACAAACCGGTTCATTTTTCCGGCCGATCAGTAGTGATGATGGCCAGTCCGGCCCGCGCCCGCACATCGCGCTCGTGGACGAGTACCACGAACACAAAACGGCGACCGTGCTCGAAATGCTGCGAGCCGGTACGAAGAGCCGGCGCCAGGCGCTGATCTTCATCATCACCAACGCCGGCGCCAGCCGGAAGTCTCCGTGCTGGAATTCGCACGAATACGGCACAAAGGTTGCTTCCGGTGAGCTGGTCGACGATGCCTTTTTCCCATATATCTGCGCGCTCGACGAGGACGACGATCCGTTCGAAAGCGAGGAATGCTGGCCAAAGGCGAATCCCAGCTTGCAGGACGCGGATCTGCCCGGGTACAAATACATCCGCGAGCAGGTGACGGAAGCCAAAGGGATGCCGTCGAAAGAAGCACTTGTTCGCCGTCTGAATTTCTGCCAGTGGACGGACGCCGAGTCCCCCTGGATCAGCCACGAAGTGTGGAAGGGCGCAAAGCTCGAGTACGACGTCGAGTCGTTGCGCGGGCGCCGAGCGGTGGCCGCGATGGACTTGGCCAGCACCACTGACTTGACCGCGCTGGTCTTTCTGGTGGAGCCGGTCGAGGAGGGCGAACCGTGGAAGCTGGTGCCGTACGCCTGGCTGCCGGACGCCGACATCGAGCGGCGCGCACAGCAGGACATGGTGCCATATGTCGACTGGGTGGCGGAAGGACTGCTGCTGACGACCCCGGGCCGGGCCATCAGCAAACGGGTGATCCTGCAGAAACTGTCTGGCCTGTGCGACTTCTTCGAAATCATCCTATGCGCCTACGACCGCTGGCGGATCGAAGATCTGCTGCAGATGGCGGCCGACGACGGGATCAGCTTGCCGCCGATGGAGCCGTTCGGCCAGGGCTACAAGGACATGAGCCCGGCGCTGGAAACCTTCGAGACCATGCTGCTGAACGGCGAGCTTGCTCATAACGGGCACAAGCCCCTAGCCATGTGTGCCGGTAACGCGGTAACCGACCAGGACGGCGCTGGCAACCGCAAGCTGGACAAAGAAAAGGCTACCGGACGCATCGACTTGATGGTCGCTGCCGTGATGGCAGCCGGCCTGGTCCACAAAGCGCGAGGCGACGCCCCATCCGCCTATGACGAGCGCGGCATCTTAATGTTTTGAGGAACCACATGGAACTATTCGACGCACTGAACGCCACCGCGCACTGGCGGGACGCGCCGAGTTCGCCACCAGGTGTGGAAACATTTGCTGCCTTGACCAGCGCAGACCTTCCAGCCTTCATGCGTGGCGGCGAAACCGCCAGCGGTGAGTATGTCACTGCGACAAACGCGCTGGAGAACATGGCTATCCTGCGTTGCGTAAGCCTGATCTCAGAGTCGATGGGCATGCTCCCTATGAACCTGACGGTTCGCGGCGACGAGAAGGCGTTTGCATCGGAGCACGCTGCATACCGGCTAGCCAAGTACCGGCCAAATGAATATCAGGGTCCGTACAAGTTCAAGAGCACGATGCAGCTCCAAGCTCTGTTGCACGGCAATGCCTATGCTCGCATCATCTGGCGCGGCGCCACCCCGGTCAGACTGATTCCCTTGGACTCGAAGAAGGTTACGCCACATCTCAACGACGATTTCACGGTGCGCTACGACTACCAGCGTCCTGATGGTGGTGTTCTCGAGCTGGTAGCGCGCGATGTTTTACACCTTGCTGATCTGGCAGATGACGAGCATGGCCTTATCGGCATGTCGCGCGTAAAGAAGGCGCGGGAAGCTATTGGCTTGGCACTGCAAGCACAAAAAGCTGCGGCGCGTGTCTTTAAGAACGGCGTCATGGCTGGTGGCGCGCTGTCCTATCCGAACAAGCTTAACGACCAGCAGATCAAAAATATTCGCGACAGTCTGGAAGAGCGCTATGCGGGCGTGCAGAACGCACACAAGTGGATGGTGCTCGAGGACGGCATCAAGGCTGAAAAATGGGCCAATTCCGCTAAAGATTCAGAGCTCGGTGAGAGCCGCGACCACCAGATCGAAGAAATTGCGCGGGCGTTTGGCGTTCCTCGCCCGTTGCTGATGATGGACGACACCTCCTGGGGTAGCGGTATCGAGCAGCTGGGCATTTTCTTTATCCAATATGGCCTGCAGCATTGGTTCAACATCTGGGAAGACGAATTCGCGCTGAAGTTACTGACCGAAAAGGAGCGCGAGCTCTATTACTTCAAGGTCAACGAACACGCTCTGCTACGCGGTACGCTCAAAGACCAGGCTGACTTCTTCGCGAAGGCGCTTGGCTCCGGCGGCAGCCAGCCATTTATGAAGGCGAACGAGGTTCGCGATCGCCTTGACCTCCCCAAATCTGACGACCCGGCCGCGGAGTCGTTGCAAAGCACCATCACAAGGAACGCGAATGTCCCTTCTTAAGCTACCTGAAATCCGGGCAGATGCCCGAATCGCCACGACGCAGTTCGATCTGCGCCAAGACGCCTTGGATACATGGGAGCCTGGCGTTCGTGCCGCTGCTGATGGCGATGCGAAGACCATTAGCATGTATGCCCCGATTGGCCAGACGTGGGACGGCGAAGGCGTGACCGCTCGCCGAATCGGTGCAGCGCTGCGCAGCATCGGCGACAACGATGTAGTGGTCAATCTCAACTCGCCTGGCGGCGACTTCTTCGAGGGAGTGGCAATTTACAACCTGCTGCGGATGCACTCGGCGAAGGTCACCATCAACATCATGGGTATTGCCGCCTCAGCAGCGTCCGTAATCGCCATGGCCGGCGACGAGATCAACATGGGCGAAGGTACGCACTTGATGATCCACAACGCCTGGGTCGTCGCTGCCGGCAACCGCCATGACATGGCCGAAGCCGCTGCTTATCTGGAGCCGTTCGATAACGCGATGCGTGATCTATACGCGGAGCGCACCGGGGTCGACGCCAAAGAAATCGCAAAGATGATGGATAACGAAACCTTCATCAGCGCATCTGACGCTGTTGCGAAGGGCTTTGCCACCGGCAAGCTCGATCGTGCAGCGGTTACGAAAGACACAAAAGCGGCACAGCACATTAAGGTTCTGGCCACCGTCGAGTCCTCCCTGGCGAAGTCTGGCTTAAGCCGGACAGCCCGCCGCGAGACGCTCAACGCCCTATTCAACGGCAAGCCGGGCGCTGTCGTCGAACCCGATGCCACGCCGGGCGCTGGCAACGACATCGAAGTTGAAGCCTCGCTTCAAAACCTCTTGAAAACCCTCCAAGGACAATGAAATGAAAACCAATCGCATTATGGCCGGCGCCATCGCAATCGCAGCATCCCAGTCCGCTCCGCGCGGCATCGTTAGCGGCGTGCGCGCAGACGGCAGCAATCCAACCCAGCTCGTCCAACAGCTGCAGCAAGCATTCGCAACCTTCAAGGAAGAGCACACGAAGCAGTTGACCGAGCTGAAGGCTGGTATCAACGACCCTCTGCAGGCGTCGAAGGTTGAAAAGATCAATGCCGACATCGCCAACCTGCAGGCAGCAATCGACACGCACAATACCAAAATGGCGGCGCTGGAAATGGGCGCCGGCGGCGCTGCGCCGTTGAAGGACAAGGAATACAGCGCAGCTTTCCAGGCGCACATGCGAAAGGGCGAAGTTCAGGCCGCACTGAACAAGGGCGCGGCCGACGATGGCGGCTACACCTCGCCCGTAGAGTGGGACCGCACCATCACCGACAAGCTCATCATCGTTTCGCCAATGCGCGCGCTGTGCTCGGTGCAGCCGGTCAGCGGCGACGGCTACAAAAAACTGGTCAACCTCCGCGGCACCACTTCTGGCTGGGTCGGCGAAACCGATTCGCGCCCGGAAACCGGCACGCCGAAGCTGGCTGCCCAGGGTTACAGCTGGGGCGAAATTTACGCCAATCCGGCGGCGACGCAGCAGATGCTGGACGACAGCGAGATCAACATCGAATCCTGGCTCGCTGGCGAGGTCGACGTCGAATTCGCCTACCAGGAAGGTAAAGCGTTCGTCTCTGGCGACGGCGTCAAGAAGCCGCGCGGACTCCTGACCTACGCAGCCGGCGGCGCTAACCTGCATCCGCTGGGCGGTATCGAAGTAGTTGCGTCGGGCGCCGTCGGCGGCATTACCGGCGATGCAATCCTGGACCTGGTGTATGCATTGCCCGAGACCTTCACTGGCAACGCGAAATTCGCCATGAACCGCAACGCGATGCTGAAAATCCGTAAGCTGAAGGACTCTGACAACAACTACCTGTGGCAACCGTCGCTGCAGGCCGGGCAACCATCCACCCTGGGTGGCTACGCTATTGCTGACGTCCCAGACATGCCTGGTGTGGCTTCCAACGCGCTGGCGATTGCCTTTGGCGACTTCAAACGCGCCTACAAAATCCTCGATCGCGTCGGCGTCCGCATTCTGCGCGATCCGTACACCAACAAGCCGTTCGTGTCTTTCTACACGACCAAGCGTGTCGGCGGCGGTCTGGAGAACCCGGAGTGCATGAAGTTCATGAAGATCGGCTGATCCGCTGATCGAAGCTGAATGAACTTAAGGGCCCGGCAGACGCTGGGCCTTTTTCCTTTTTGGAGATGCACATGAAATTTATCAAGCCATTCAAGGGCGTGCCAGACGGCGAAATCTACCCGGTCGACTACAAGGCCGGCGACGAATGCCCTCCGGAGCTGATGGACTCGGCCGTCGCGCTCGAAGCTGTCAAAGCGCCGAAGAAAACCGACGACGCGAAGTAACCAGGTGGGCACCACGCCCGCCACCGCTGCACTGCTCGCCGCCCTGCGCGAGTGGGCGGCTGATCCGGAAGCTCTGTGCTTCCCGGTAAACACCACCCGCGGTTGTGCTGTCCTGTTCCCTGAGGATGTCGCCGGCCGCACCGATAACGAGCTGGTTGCGCTGATCTGCGCAAGGCTGAACGAAAAATAACGAGGACTGCACGTGCCCATCCAATCATCCGACATTCGTTTCCGCCTCTCGGGCGGCGCGTCGCAAGCCATCCAGGCTAATTCGCTGGGCGGCGTGCGTTCGAGCGTGGCCGCGACCGGCTCGATTTTCGATACCGTTTCGGGCACCGAAGCGACTGCCGGCGACATCGAATACCGCTGCATTTACGTGATGAACACGCACGCGACGCTGACGCTCGCGAACCTGGTCTTCTGGATTAGCGCTAATACTCCGCTCGCTGGTACCGATGTCGCCGCAGGCCTGGGAACGAGCGCGGTAAGCGGTACTGAGCAGAGCGTTGCGAACGAAAACACTGCACCTGTAGGCGTGGCCTTTAGTGCCGCTGGCAGCAAGGGCATCGGCATCGCCCTGGGCAATCTGGCGCCGGGCGCATCGCGTGCGGTCTGGGTTCGCCGCACCATCAATGCAGGCACGCCGGCCGCGGCATCCGACACGTTCACCCTCCGCGCAGAAGGCGAAACAGCATGAAAAAATTTGTAAATCTGGCCCGCGAATCTGTCATCAGCAGCGGCACTGGAACTTTCGTCCTAGGCGGCGCCGTGGCGGGCCATCGTGTTTTTGCGCCCGTCAACGGCATCGGCTATTCGGTCGGCGAAGCTGTCCCGTACGAAGCTCGCCACGGCAACCTGTACGAAATCGGCAACGGCACGATGACCGCAAACGGGATCGCCCGCACGGACATCGAAGAAAGCTCGAACGGCAATCAGCTCGTCGACTTCCCGGCCGGCGCCGAGGTCTTTTGCAACGTCAGCGCCGGATTCCTGAACGGCGCAACTGTCGCGCAACTGCCTGATGGCGGCGCGGCGCAAGGAACCGACGTTATCGAAATCCAGCGCGCCAACGGGCAATCGTTCCATATCACGGTTGCGGCCCTGTGGGCTGCGGCACCCGGCGGCGGCACTACGCCAGGCGATAGCAGCGTACCTGCCCTGACAGCAGCGAATGCCGCAGCCACGGGGGCCACGACGGGTACGGGCGGCGCCACGGTCGGCGAGGCAAACGGCACGCTGTACTGCCTCGTCTCGACCTCCGCAAACGCCACGCAAGCGCAGGTCGAAGCGTCCACGCTGTCGCAGGTCGTCAACTCGACCGGCGCGAAAACGTTCGACATCACGGGGTTGCTCGCCTCGACGCCCTACTATCTTCACTTCATGCACAAGGACGCGGCCGGGAACAAAACGCCCGTCGCGTCGGCAAGTTTCACGACGCAAGCGGCTGGCGGCGGGGGCACGGCGTACAC